CTCAGTAACTCGTTCTGCGTCGCGTATGGCGACAGGCCCATCAGCACCGGGATTTTGCTAGCACTGAGTGTGCCGTCGTCGGGTGTAAGTTTACCTACCATTGATGTCTCCTGTTGGTGGTGTGTGGTTTGGCCCGTAAAACTCTTCGGGCCTAATGTTAGATTTTCTGTAATTTTCGTCCGCTGTAATAATTTGCATATTCCACGGCACATGAAGTCCACAAAAGTCCTTGTGGACAAGTGGGTAATAGTGGTCGACATGATGCTCAACGCCTGTTTTTGAAGAGATTTTTTTTCTCATCTCAAAGATGTGTTTGAAGTCCAAAGATTTGATCCAAGGCAGCCAAGCATTCTTCTTCATCACCCTTCTTTTTTGAGCAAGTCTAGCGTTTAGGGCGATACGCTTTGGGCAGTTTTTAGAGAGGCCTCTGAAATATTGCCTCAAATTTTCTCTGTTTTCTTCGGCGTATCTTTTCATGTATGCCTTTCTCTCCGGCGTGTTGTTGGTTTTTTTTATGCTGGCCTTATGGGCCTCAGACCCTTTGTATCCGTTGAAATAACGCTCACGAAATTTTGCGAGTAATTCTGCTTTGTTATTTTCGTAATACTCGCGGCGCTTCCCTTTATAGTGGTCTGAATTTTGCTTGGCTCTCAAGCAAGTGCAACAAGTCCCACTTGCCGTAAACCTTTCGCCAACATGACCCTCTGGACACGGCTTGCCATTGAAATACCGAAAAGATTTACTCTTCTTTGCTTCAGGCCTCTCAATTATTGGTCGTCCATAGATAGCCTCAAGACGCTTGGTTTCTTTGGCGCGGTCTGCCATTCGGCGGTCTTTCGGAAGACGATCACACGCTACACATGATCTATTTTTGACGAACTTTTCTGAAATGTGACCGTTGTAGCATCTCTTGCCATCAAAATACCTTTTCAGACCCCGCGCCTTGGCCTCAGCCCTAGTAATGATTTCCATCTTAATCTCCCTTCGATGGACGCCCGGCCACGATAGCCGGGCGCTTGTTGTTAAGCCGCAGCTTCGAGGCGCTTGGCCTTGGCGCGCCAGATGCCCATCTGACGGCGCGACACAGTCAGGCTCCGCGTCTCTTCCTTCAGGCGCTTCTTCGCGCTACGCACCTCCTCATTCAAGCGCTTCTGAAGCTGCGCCTCTCGTTCACGCAGTGTGTCAACCTGCGACTTCATCGCGTAGACGCGATCAGACATCTTGTGGTGGTTTGCGCTGGCCTCATGCGCCAGTATCCTCAACGCCGCAAGCAGGCGGTGTGCCTCTGGCGTCATTGGTGCGCCGGACATGACACGCTCGTCCATCTCCAGCAGCAAAGCATCGTATCGTTGCAAGTCCATTTTTCGGTCTCCCGTGTTGATGGTGGTGCGTCCGGCCACGACAGCCGGGCGCTTGTGGTTACGCCGCAGCTTCGAGGCGCTTGGCCTTGGGGCTTTTGCGCGGCGGACGTTGCAGCCTGACCATCCCATCCGGGCGCTTTTTAACCTCATAGTGACGGTTCAGCTTGTTGAGCATGTCAGCGGCACTGCTTTTTGCGAAGCGAAGGCGCTCACTGATAAACTCCACATCAAGGGGGCGCTTTGGCGACATCTTGACAAACAACTCATAAAGGCTCCCAACCGCCTCAGTAAGAACAATCGGGTCGTTGTGCCGAGTGATATATTCCTCCTTCGGCAGCATACCGTTCTTTACGATTGCCTTGACGACATCCTCTCTGACTTCTTGGACGGTGTGAAAGGACGCCTTGCGGCCTCGCGACGGACAGAAGCTGTGGCTCCAGCGCCCGGTCCTCTTGTTGCGCCATATTGTGATCGGCGTGTCGCTGTCTGCGCCTGTGACCTGATACAGGTCGTGGGCGTGGCATTTGATAATAAGTGGCATTCTTTCGGTCTCCCTTTCTCATTGACCAAAGTGGCGGATCAATGCCCACCAAGTGTATTGCGGCCCGAATAGGTCGAGCCACCCTAGTGCGAAGACGGTCATCACGACCATCCCCGCAATCTCTGAGCGCCAGTTCATTACCGGTCCCCCGGATTGACGTATTCAAGAACATTCGGCACTGAGCCGTCTTCCCGAACCTTTCGGATCGCTGCCGACATTGCGCCGTGCATGTTGACCCAAGAGCAGGCCAGCCGACGCGCGTGGTCGTAATTGTCGGCAAGCAACTCCTCAAAGCCACGCTCACCAGTCTTGCGGAAATCCGCAAGTTCAACGTGAACAACGAAAGGAACGTCGGCAGCGTAGCGAAAAGCCTTCGCGTCTGCTGAAAAAAACCGAGAAATCGAAGCCATTAAAATCTCCTCTGGCTGTGGGCCGGACCATCCGCGCCCTTCGATGTGTCTACCTTATGTATATCTTTACCAGATAATATCAAGATGCTACAAGCATTTTAGTGATGATTTTTTTGAGAGGGTCAAGTGTCTGATATCGAACAACAATTACTGAGGCTGCGCGCCTCGACAAAACAAATGCTGCGCGAGGAACTCGAAATATCGCCGCAGCGTAGCCTCTCCGCGCTGGCGGATGAGTTGATCAGCGACGCAATCGAAGCACGGCGGGCAGAGCGTGACAGTAAACGGTAGGCAGAAGGGCGCAGCCGCAGAGCGCGAAATCGCCAAGCTGCTGCTGGATGAACTGGGGATCACGTTCAAGCGTGACCTCGAACAGTACCGCGCGGCTGAACACGGTGACTTGATCTGCGACGATCCCGACTTCCCGTTCTGCATTGAGGTGAAGCGGTACAAGTCCGGGTGTGCGGCGCAGCCCGCGTGGTGGGATCAGGCATGTGCCGCCGCACGGGCGTGCCAGAAGCTGCCGCTGCTCGTCTACAAGTACAACCACCAGCAGTGGAAGTGGCGCATGCCAGCAGAGGCTGTGGTGCGCGCGGGCATGCCGATTGAATACAAGGGGTGCCGCGACACAAGCGCGCTTGACTGGGGCTACGCTGTAGAGATGGACACGCACACTGCGATGATGCTGATCAGGGAGATGTTGAGCGATGATCGTACCGCTGAGTAGGGCAGAGATGGCCGCATGCAAGCAGGCTGCGGCGGCTAGGTGGCAGCTTGCCAGAGCGTCGGGCGTGAAGAACCAGCGGCGCGACAGCGGCAGAGAGGATGGCGACATCGACCTGCTCGGCATCAAGGCTGAACTTGCGGTCGCGAAGCTGTTCCAGCTTGAGTATAGCCCACAGGCTATAGGCGTGGATGACGGCGCGGATATGTGGGCAGGTGATTATGCCATTGACGTGAAGTCCACATTTCATGCTAATGGCAGGATGCTCTTCAAATCGGAGAGCGCTTTCCGGGCCGACCTCTGCATCTTGGCAAAGGCGACGGAAGAAGAAGACGAGATAGAGGTGGCTGGCGGGACCAGCAGGAAGATGTTTCTGCGACACGCCACCACTCAGGACTTGGGACACGGCCCCTGCCTCATCCTTGAGGCGGAGCATCTGCTTAGTGCGGATGAGGTATGGGTGGTGATTTCCAAGATAAGACTGGGTCTACCAGTTTAAGCGGCTGCAAGTGATCAGCCAAAACGACAACTGACGTTAGCGTTAAGGAGTAATGAAGCTATGGCGTTAGGATTTAACCTTGAGAGTAAAAGCAGCGGGGACATTCTCCCCATCGTGAAGTGGGACGCAAAGGCGGGCGACTTCATCAAACAGGACCGCTATCAGGCGGGTGATGGGACTTGGCAAAAAGATGAAGCGGAAATCGGGCTTCCCGTACAGGTCGGTATGGACTTGGAAAACATCGAAATCGGATGGCTCTCATTCGCCGCCGGTGCGCCTGACTTTCAAATGGTCAAGGCTGGCGAGCCACTCCCGGCCCGCCCAAGCGAAGACCACAAGCAGGCGTTCCGCGTCCGCATCGGGTCGAATGACCTTGGCCTGCGCGAATTTTCGCATTCTGCGAAAACTGTTTTGCGTGCGATGGATGCTCTTTACAGTGAGTATGAGGCGCAGGCTCCGGCAAATCCGGGCAAGTTCCCTGTGGTGACAATCGCCGGGACCGAGCGGATCAAGATCAATTCGCCTCAGGGTGAGTTGACATTCAAGGTGCCGCAGTGGTCGATCACGTCGTGGATTGATCGCCCGGCAATGATGGACGGCCCCGCCGCGCCACAAGAACCCGCAGCAGCACAGGCAGCGCCAATGGCGGTGTCGCAACCTCCGGCAGCCCAGCCGACGGGCAGCAACCTGTTCTGATGCGGTTAGTCCCGGCGGTGGGAAGTCTCCCCCTGCCGCCGGGACGTTTAACACGGGAGGCGGCTGGGAGACACAGCATGACAAATTTGGCAGCACACGCTGAGAGGATTGCCCGCCACTACTGGGGCGAGCCGAACGCGAAGCTATCGCAGAAGGGCCGAACCCTGCGCTGGGGGAACCAACGGCAGCAAGGAACTGGACCTACAGAAATCGGTTTTTTATGATTTCGAAAGGGGGAGCGGCGGCGGCATCACTCAAATGGTGAGGGAGTACGGCAAGCTGGGCATATCCGGCTCAGTCGCNGACGTGCTGGAGCGCGACTTCGGAATACAGAAGCAGGCGCAGAAGGCGCTCGAACCCAAGCAATATATACAGCGCATATACAGCTACTTCGACACAGACGGCGCCGAGGCGTATCAGGCGTGCCGCCTGTACCCGAAGTCTTTCAGGCTGCGTCAGCCCGACGGCAGGGGCGGTTACCTGTACAGCGTCAAGGACATTGAGCCGCTGCCGTACAACCTGCCAGCGGTCATGCAGCACGCAGATCAGCCCGTCTTCATTGTCGAGGGTGAGAAGTGCGCCGACGTGCTGATTGAGGCCGGGCTGGTCGCCACCACAAACCACGGTGGGTCCGGCAAGTGGCTGGACACGCACTCAAAGCACTTGGCGGGACGCAGCGTGATCGTGCTTCCCGACAATGATCAGGCGGGTCGCACCCACGCCGACAAGGTGATCGCAAGCCTCTGGGGCGTCGCGGATCGCATCAAGCGCATCGACCTGCCGGGGCTGCAAGAGAAGGGCGACGTGGCGGACTTTCTGAGCGAGCGCACGCTGGATGAACTGATGGACATCGTCCGCCAAGCGCCAGTGGTGACGGCGCAGCCGGAGGCAGGCGATGAGGTGCCAGCGGTGGAGGATGCGGACGGCGCGGTTGAGCCGTATCAGACGATGCGCCGCGGCGCGGTGTTTTCGATGCCGCCGGTCGAGTTTCTGGTGGACGGGCTGCTCACCGACACAGGCTTTGCGATGATGTACGGCGCGCCGGGAACGGGTAAGTCATTCCTCGCTATCGACATAGCGCTGTCGGTCGCGCACGGCATGCCGTGGCAGGGGCAGGAGGTTAAGCCCGGCCCAGTGCTGTACATAGCGGGCGAAGGCATCGGCGGCTTTGGCAAGCGCTGGAAGGCGTGGGAGAAGTACCACGGCGTCAAGGATGAGCCGGATATGTACCTGCTCCCGACGGCTGTGAATTTTCGTGAACCCGAAGACATAGCGCGGCTCGTCGCCACGATTGATGGCATCGGGCAGAGGTTCGCGCTCGTTATCGTCGACACGGTGGCGCGCGCCATTGCGGGTGCCGAGGAGAACAGCAGCACCGATATGGGGCTGTTCGTCGCCGCGTGTGACGAGATCAGGGCGCTGACGGGCGGGGCGCTGCTCGCGGTGCATCACGCGGGGAAATCGGCTGAACGCGGCGCTCGCGGATCGTCGGCCCTTCTCGGCGGAGTGGATACATCCCTCATGATAGGCAAGAGCGAGGACATTATCGTGCTGCAAACTCAAAAACAGAAAGACGCAG